GCCGTGTTGGTCTTGAGATTCCACCAGGAATATTTCAAGAGACAGCACAACTAGATCAAGAACTACGTGTTGGCGCACGTTACCCACAAGGTCGTCTAGGACAGCAATCAGGTTCTATCGTTACAGGCCGTGGTGTAGAAGCACTTATGGGTGGCTTTGATACTCAAGTTAAAACTGCTCAAGCAGTATTTGCTGAAGTATTCCGCCACGTTATGCGCATCTGTTTTATGATGGATGAAAAACTTTTTGGTGATGTTGAGAAGGAAGTACGCGGTGTAAATGCCGGTGCGCCTTATGAAATTACATACACACCTAAGAAAGATATTCAAGGCGATTACTGGTGTGACGTATCTTACGGCATGATGGCTGGACTAGATCCAAACCGTGCTTTGGTATTTGGATTGCAAGCTCGTGGAGATAAGTTAATCTCACGCGATTTCTTGCGTCGTCAAATGCCTTGGGAAATGAACGTAACCCAAGAAGAAGAAAAAGTTGAAGTAGAAGCACTACGTGATTCGCTTATGGCGGCAGTTGGTGCTTACGCAAATGCTATTCCTTCACTTGCAGCGCAGGGACAAGACCCTTCAAAGGCAATCAATGCAATTGCCGCAGCGATTAAGGGTCGTCAAGCAGGAGATAACATTGAAGATGTTATTGCCGCTGCTTTCGCACCTGCACCACAACCAGAATCCCCAGAAGTCGCAGCCGCTGGTGCGGCGCCTCAAGGCGCCCCAGGACAGGCTCCTGCTGGGGTACCTATGCCGCAAGGCGCACCACAAGGTGGCGCGCAACCATCTGCCCTGCAAAATCTATTAGCAGGACTTTCATCTTCTGGCGCACCGCAGTTATCTGCAAATGTTGCTAGAAGGCAACCAGTCTAGTACTACTGGTTTCCACACAAAACCTATAGGAGAAAAAAATGGCTAAAGTAGCCCCACAAATGAAGGCAAGCCTTACAACAAAGGTTCCTTCACCAAAGATGCAAGGTGGACATGGTTCATCTGATGCAGTAACTCAGAAGACAAAGATCCAAAAGAAGTCTGGTCCAGTAGGAACAGGCAAGTCTGACATTAAGTACACAGTACAGCCTTCTGCTACACGCGGAACAAACCCAGGCGCAAAGTAACCTTCATGCAAAAGGGTGAGCATATCCCTACTCGTTTTAACAAGTGGGACATGTTTGCCCTTTTTGCTGATCTAATTTTTAATATTTTTATAGCGTTTGCCAATTTTGCAAATGCACTAACTAATATTTTTGACACACAAGCAAGTTTCGTGGAAGACAAAAAAGACTTTCACGAGTATGCGGCTCGGACCATTGAGACACTACAAGAGGGAGAATGACTATGCCACAGGCGAAAAATCCAGCAATGTCATCAGGCCCAGGGGCTTTAAGCCAACGCACCGATGGTGGACCTGCATCAAAGCAAGCACAACGGTATATCTCAGGTATGCCTAACTACGGGGATGGACAAGAATTGGCACTGCTTCAACAGCAAGCACCACTTTCTTCATCACCATCACCAAAGCCAGCAACACCAGCACAGGTTCGCAATGCTGCTCAGCAATCTGCACCTACTGCTCAAGGAGCTGGACAAGCACAACCAGTAGTACCTTTGCTTGCCGATACTCAACGTCCTAATGAACCAGTTACTGCCGGTGCAGCAGCAGGTCCTGGCGTTGGCCCAGCAGCCCTTAATTTGCAATCTCCTGACATCGCTCAATATCAGACTGCAAAACAAGGCATTCAATCAATGGCGTCAAACCCACAAGCATCTCCTGCACTTAAGGCACTAGCAGCGCGATTTAATCAGGGGTACTAATGCCAGGTACGCCAAACATCAATAATGGTGTAGCACCTGTTATCAATACACCTGCCAATGACATAAATACAACACTTGCAAACCATCCTGGCTTATCACAACAACCTGGATTAGCAAGCGATGTAGCGTCATCTCCAAACCAAGATGGAACAGCAACCACTGTTCTTCATGCCACAAATGTCTCTAGTATGCAACAAGCTATTCAAGACAATGCCGCAACAAACAATAGTGCTGGCGTATGGCAACAATTATTTGGTGGAGCAGGAAAAGTTGTTAGCAGTGGTTTGGCATGGCTTAATAAGCCACTTCAACAAATTCAACAAGATTACAAGTTTATCCACTCAGTATGGGTACGCCACGGAGCCTTAGAAGGCTTAATGGCTGGTGCTGGTGTGGCAGGTGGCGCTACTCTTGGCGCATTTATAGATCAACCTGGACTTGGCGCAGATTTAGCCGCAGAAGCAGAACGTGGCGTTGCAGGATTATTTGGCAAAACATATCGTGATTCTCTTTCCGATGCTACCAATCCTAACTATCAAGTTTCCTTTGGTCGTGATTTGGCTAACGCCGCAGCACAAGTACCTGGTCTTGGTGATTTAAAAAATACTAATACCGGTGTAGGTAAAGTAGTTTCAGGTCTTGGCGATGCCGCATTTGACTTTAAACTTGATCCTTTGATGGGCATTGGTAAAGCACGCACAGATATTCTTCAAGGTAAGATGCTTACCACTGAAGAGGGTAAATTAGTTACAACCATTAAAGGTCCAATGCGTGGACTAATGAATGGCATTACAGATTTTCTAGGTCAAAACAGCCTACGTGTATTTTCACCAGATCAACTAGATAGCCTTTATCAGGCTGGCAAAAACCCAACAGTTACCAACATCCTTGCTGGTAATGCTGGCGGAACATATGTTCGCGCATTGAAGGGTATTGCAGATACTCTCAATGACTCAGCCAAAGCTGGATTTGCCCAAGCAGATATTGCTCAAAAGTTTCCTGGCTTACAAGGAATAGTTCAATATCTCAAGCCATCAGCAGTTACAGGTTCTGCCGTAACAGTAGATGACATTCACAAGGTTTTCTTACAAGCAACAACTGACTCTGAAATGATGAAGAATTTCTCAGTCAATGGAGCCACAATGGTTCCAAGCCGTACAGTTGTTCGTGCTGCTCTATCTAATGTAGCAGATAAAATGCGTCAATGGGATAGCAATGATGAATTGTATCTTCGTGGCAACCAAGCAAATTTTTTCTTGCCTCGTAAGGGTGAGCAACTAACAGTTGATCCTGCAACTGGTGCTGTAGTCAACAGTGGAACTGGTCAAACAATTCTACCTGTAGCACTACGCCCATTTAACGGGGATGCTTGGAAGTCTGCTATTGCTGGCAAGGTACGCACATTTAGTGGCTACCTTCCATACAACATTGACAGCAAATCGCTTGAACTTTCAAATACAAAGTTTGATCCAAACGATCCAGCATCTGCTATCTCAGTTTATCGTATTGGTCGTTTTTCTTTATCAGATCAATTGGCAAAGCAAAAGGCTACAGAATTTATCAATGGAAACATTGCTGACAAGAAAGACATCTATTCAAGCCTAGTCAATGAAATGTACAAGGCTGCTGGATTGCCAGATGACCCAGCGCTTGCTCAACGGATTATGGATAAATCCGCCGCACTAGTACATGGTCCAATTGACAAGCAAAATTATGGTGTAGGTCTTCTCTCAGATAATCGTGCATCTGTTGCTGAATTTGATGGTAAGTCATCACCACAAGGTGCTTTTGAAGATCAACGTGGCTACTTTACTATGCCAGACTTTCGTGCTGTCAAAGGCGCTATGCGTGAGATGGGTACATACGGCAAGTTATATGGCAACATAGATGACTTTGGCCGTCGTTACATTGACAAGGTTTTCAAACCTTTAGCCTTGCTTACGGGTGGATTTGGTTTGCGCATTGCCGCATCTGAATTAATCCCAGCAATTTTTCGTTTTGGTTCACTAGATGTTGCTCGTGCTAAAGTTGCTGGTGCCGCAGCAAAGATGAACTATAAACTTGCTGTTGGTGAAGATAAACATATTATTGAAAATGCTATTCATGCAGTATCTGAAGGAACAGATCCTGTTGAGTATCTCAAAAATGCTGCTGCTGCCGCTGAAGGTAAGCCTGTTAGAAAGGCTATTGCTGGCGGATTAAGCAAATTAGCAGATGAGAAAGATCTTGATTTAGCCGCTCGTATTGCTATTGCAACCAAGGGTCATATGGCTACTGGTGCTACATTTACTGGCTATGGCATCCCTGCTGAACAGCAGGAGTGGATGCGCCAGATGATTGACATTCTTGGTCAAGATGGTAAGCGTCGAGTTGCATTACCAAGTGGCGATTATTCTCGTTACACAAATACAGATCCTGCTTTTGCTCTTCATTATTTTACTGAACTTTCCAAGTCAGCAACTACAACATCTCGCAATCAAATTGTTAAAGATGCCCTTGCTGAACTTAAGAATGGTTCTTCATATGATGAAGCATGGGAAGTGGCTCGTCTTAAAGATGAAGCCCGTATTCGTCAAGTAGAATTTAATCCAGATAATCCATCAGTTTTTGGTGCGCCTACTAAAGCTGATCCATACGCTTCTGAGCGTAGGGTTATGGCTGGATATGTCAATGAAGATCCAACAGCCTTTTCTGCTCGTCGCGTAGACATCATGAAAAACTTGTTTACAGGTCGTACAGTAGAAGATCCTGTAACTGGTTTGGCTAGTAGCGCCAAGAATCAAAAGTTTATGGAAATGGTTGCCAATGGGCAAAAGCCTACATTGGAACAAATCAAGGCTCTTGATCCTGAGTTATTGCCAAAGGCAGTTGCTGGTCAACGCTATGACATTATGCCTGGACCAAATCTAGCTCAACGCATTACTCAACATGGCTTTGAGCATATGATTGATCCAATCATTAACAATCTTTCTCGTCAACCATTATTCTTTAATCATGTTAAGAATGAAATGCGCAGCCTTCAATGGGCTTTGGACAATGGTGTAATTGATGATGTAGAAGCAACACGCTTGGCTATGACCCGTGCTTCTTTTGCCATGGTGCCTCAGATTCACAATACTGCACTTCGTACGCAGTTCTCAGTATTGGCTAATAACTACCTGCCATTTTACTTTGCTCAAGAGCAGGCTATGCGTCGTGCTGGATCTTTAATCCTTTCAAATCCAGATGCTTTTCGTCGTTATCAATTAGTACAACAAGGTATGAATAATCCAGCCTTTGTACAAACAGATGCTAACGGCAATCGTATTTTAACGTTACCTTATGTTGGCGAGATTGGTGCTGGCGTTTTAAACGCTGCCAATTTCTTGGGTATGCCAGTAATTGGTGGGCTACCTGTCAACATTACAGGTAACTTGCAGTCTCTTAAAACTGTTCTACCTGAATTAAATATTCCTGGCGTTTCACCATTTGTATCAATTGCAGCTAATGACCTTGGCTCACTTGATCCAAACTTAGAACGTGAAATTAAAAAGATAACCGGTGGTGGTGGATTTTCCACAAGCCTATTTGACCAGCTTATGCCTAACAGCATTGCTCGTACTGTTTATCATGCAGCCAACGCCAATGAAACTGAAACAAGTTTTTACAATGCAATGATGGCTTCAATGGCATCTGCAATGTATCATCATCAGACTCCTAGTCCTGATGCTTCTCCTTTAGAACAACAGGCTTTCTTGGATCGTATTAAAAACAACGCTCGTTCTATTATGATTATGAAGGCAGTTGTTGGCGCTGTAAGCCCATTGTCTCCAGCAGTTACTCAAGAGGACCTAGGTTTGCGTAATGAATTTTACAAGATCCTAGATAGCAAATCCCCCGTTACTGGTAAGCCTATGACTTACCCAGAAGCGCTTGATGTATTCCTTAAAGAGCATGGTAGTAGCGCAATTTCTTATACCATTTCTAAAACTGAAGCAGCAATCAAAGGCGCAACAATGCCTTATACAGATTCTGCTATCAACTGGATTCAACAAAATAAATCTTTGCTTAATGGCACAAATGCGGCTGGTGCAGCATTTTTAGTACCACAAATAACTAGCGGTACTGGCGATGCTCAGGCTATCCATGATGAAATCATCAAAATGCACCTTCGCTCACAAGATACGCCACAGCAATTTTTAAGCTCTTATTACACAGCAGCTGGCAATAACTATATTGCAAGTCAGCGCACAGCCCATGATCAGGCAATGGCTCAATTAAAAGCTAGTGGACAATCAACTGCCGCAGAACGTGCCAATTGGAATTCATATATAACGGCATATGGAAAAATGAATCCAATTTGGTGGGATGATTATTCATCTACCGCACGTACTCACCTTGCCTCAGTTGCGGCAAATGATATGCAACAGTTGTTTGCCGGCAAGTCTTTGGATCAAATTAAAAAGCAATATGGAGAACAAGCAGGATTGGTTGCTCAATTGTACAGTGATTGGAATCAACATAATAATGCCCTTGCTCAAATTCGTTTAACTGGTGGAACTGGAGCAGTTACAGCAGAAAAAGATAACTGGCAGATTTACGTTAAGAATATCGCACAGCAAGTTCCACAATTGAATACTGTTGTTAACAGTGTATTTTCAAGGTTAGGATAATAATGCAAAAAAAGGTTACAACGCCTGCTAAGTCTGCATCAAGCAGTACTACAGCGGCTGCGCCAGGAATATCCAATAATCCTGCTACAACTCTTACTGCACCTAGTTCTACTGGCCTTGGTAATTATACACCAGCAGTAACTACTGGAACTACCGCAACTACTGGTACGCATATTCCAACATACACTGCTGAATTTGTTAAACCAGATATTCAAACAACAGCTTACATTGCCAATCAAGTTTCACAACAACTTCAAGGTCGTGATGCTACTGCTGAAGAAATTGCTAAATACCATGAGCAATTTACAAAATATGCAGCAACACATCCAACGTTTACACGTCAAGCAATTTATGATACAAGTGGAACATCTGGACTTTCTCCATATACACCAATGCGTGATATTACTGCTCAAAAAACACCATTGCCTGAAAAAGATTTTATTTCCAATATTGTTTACCAAGGCGCGGATTCTAAAGCATATCAAGCAGCAACAGGATACATGGGTGCCATGAATACAGCAATGCAACAATTTGGGGGTGCTTTGTAATGGCTAATATTGCAAAACCTATTTCTAAACTTCCTGTTTTTGCAAAAATTCAAGGCAAAAATATTGTTGATTTAAATGGTAAAATTATTGGTACAACTAATGGTAAAACTTTTACATTAACATCTAACACTCCAGCAACCACAACAACCCCTACGACTGCTGCATCTTCTACCTCAACATCTTCTGCTAAAAAACCAGTTGCTCAAACTACATCTGGAACAACAACAGCAACAACTACTGCTAAAAAATCTACGGTTAAAACACCAGTTACTTCTACTACAACTGCGGTAACTGCCCCAACAGGTGCCTTTGATCCTGCCGACCCAGCATGGAAAGCCTTTACAAGTAAGTACGGTGTACCAGCGGCTTACATTCAATCTGACCCAACGGGTGAATTGCAGAAATTATTTACCACTGCAATGGATCAGCATTACTCGCTTCCTGAATTTCAACAAGCATTTATTGCTACTAAGTTTGCTCAAACACATTCCTCGCAATGGCAAGCGGCTGAAAGCGCTAGAATACAAAGCCCAGTAACTTATGCAGATCAATACAATCGTGCTGCTGACTACCTAGCAACACTGCAAGGGCAGATGGGCTACAGCGTAGATCCAGCCCTTATGGGTAAAAACTTTGATCCTAACAATCCAGCGGCTTCTCATATTGATGCTAATGGGCAACATACATATGACCCTAATAATCTTATTGACTGGACATTGCATAACTACTATGGCCAAAATCTTGGCTCACCAGATATTGCAAATCAAATCAAACAACACATTGTTCAACTATCTAAAAATAATCCAAATCAACAAATTGGTGGAGACAAAGCCGCCAACATTAATCAAATTCGCTCATGGGCTAAAGATTACGGTCTAAGTAGTCTTGTACTTCCACCAGGTGCTGTTGGTTCTGACTTTGCTTCTAATGCTGCTCAAAGTATTGAGATGGGTACTACAACTCTTGATACTTGGAAGACAAACCTTATGGCTCAAGCAGCCAATATCTACAAGCCATTTGCCAAGCAAATCATGGACGGCATTACGGTTGACTCATTAGCTATGCCTTACAAAAATGCTCTTAGCGGATTGTTAGAAAACGTAAGCCCAGATAGCATTGACCTTAGCGCTACCGATGGTTATGGCGCAATGGTTTCTAGTGCCTTAAAAGGCACAGATCCTGCCAATCCACAGGCTATGTCTTTAGATCAATTTATGACTCAAGTTAAGCAACGTCCAGAATGGCTTAATACTACAAATGCTCGTAACAGTATGATGGATACAGCAAATCAATTGCTGCATAGTTTTGGATTGGTGGTTGACTAATGGCAATTGACCCTAACGCAGCAGCGGCTGCGGCATTAGGTTTACCAACAAGTGCTTTGAGTGGTACATCTAGTTCATCAACACCAAGCATTAGTAATGTAAATTCTAGCCTGCAAAACTTATTGACTCAATCACAAACTGCCATTCAAAGTGCTATTTCAGCACAGACTACGGCAGCAGCAGATGCAGCAGCAGCGGCTGCCAATGCAGCAAGTGCTGGCACAATCTCAGGGCTTCAATCTCAGATTGCTGGATTACAAGCATCGGCAACAACAAACGCCGCAGCCAATGCAACCAACCAACAAAATGCTTTGCAGTTGCTTCAAACAACACTTGCTGGTTATGGCATAGATACTACTGGTGCAATCAGTACTGCAATCCTTAGTTTACTTCAAAAGAATTATGATGCTCCTACAATCCAAGCCATTATTCAAAATCCTACTTCACCTAAATCTTCAGATCCAAATATTGCAGCATTGGCAAATGCTTGGAATACTCGTTTTTCAGGCAACCTAGCCCGTGAAACCGCCGGTCTTACACCACTATCAACAGCCGATTATATTGCTACAGAAAATTCATACAAGCAAGTATTAGCTGCTGCTGGGCTTCCTGCCTCAGCAACTGATAATGCAATCGTCGGAAAACTTATGGGTGTAGATGTTTCTCCAACAGAGGTTCAAATGCGTGTAAGCGCAGCAATGACTGCTCTTAATTCTGAAGACCCATTTGTCATTCAGCAATTGCAATCACAATATGGCCTTGCAAGAGGCACGCTTGCCCTTCACCTTCTTGATCCTAGCCTTGCTTCAAATGTTATCCAACAGCAGGTTAACGCTGCTCAAATTGGTGCAGAAGCAGCACGCCAAGGAACTAACATTGCCTATGGCGGAACTGGTCCATTGAGTGCTATGTCATTGGCTGCTCAAGGAATAACACAAGCACAAGCAGCACAAGGCTTTAATACTGTTGCTAGTCAACTTCCAGCCACACAAACATTGGCAGGTCGTTACCAAGGTTATATGCCAGCATCTAATGCTGCTCAAGCACTTGAGTCAGTTCAATTTGGCACTCAAGGTGCAGCATTATCTGAAGCAGAATTAAAGCGTTTGCAGACACAAGAAGTTGCACAATTTAGTGGATCTGCCGGTGCATCATCACAGGCTCAAAGCCTAGGAATTGGAAACGCACAAGGCGTTTCTTAACAACAGAATCCGTCACTACTCACCAGCATAGTTGACGCGTATTTAGACTGGTAGCGGGAGCCAACCATCCTTCCCCTGGGATGACTTGCGGCCTGCGTCTCAATCAACACGAAAGGGAGTGCCATATGGCAAACCAATATGATGAAGACGATGACTTTGATGTCACCGATGAAACACAAGATGCTAATGGTCCTGCGAATCTTCGCAAGGCATTGAAGCGAGCTGAGAAAGAAAAGAAAGAACT